ACCCACTCAACATATTTGTCCCAAATAGACTTGGGACGTTGTAGTGCGATAGTAGCTGCCATTTAATTAAGACATTTTTAGTTTGTTTTTCTTTGCCGTCTTTGCAGAGCGGCGGAAGTTAGCTGCAGTGGGAGCACCCTTACTGCCAGGCTTCCTCATTTTTTCACCACTGCCTTGAGCAATACGCTTGCGCTTGGCGTGGATGTTTGCGTAAAGGCCACGTTTAGCCATTACTTTTTGGCTCCTTTCTTTTTAGGCGGGCGGCCTTTTTGTGATCCGTAAGTTCCTTTACCTTGTGGCATTACCAGACTCCAGGGATAAGTTGACCAGTCATGGCATACGCTCCAAGCGCAGCCATCACGCCGAGCATGGCAAGCCTGCCATTAAGACGCTCGGCGCGTTCGTTATGAGGAATAGAGTTTTCGTCGATGTACATACGTGGTTCCGTTGGCCAGATTTGAGTGTCGTTCATTAAAAGTTGATATCTGAGCGATCCAATTTGTTAAGTACATCTTGCCGGTACGCTGGATCATTGTCGTACCGGGGATCATTCATTGCTTGAATAAGTTCTGCTTGACTACGGAAACCTGATTCAGCTTGTGCAGGTTTGCCTTGCAGCAAGTTCCCATCTGTACCATTGGCATCTGTATATCTGTAATACAGAGCTTGAAGAGCCAAGCTAATCTGTGCCATGTTGCCTGTCTCTACGACAGCATCGTAAGCATCAATCTCAGCTTCAGTGAAATTATCTTTAGCCCAACTAATAAGGTTGCCGTACTCAGTTTCACCACCAACTGCACTATAAACAGTATTGAGTTCAGCATCAGACAGGTCTTTACCTTCAGGCGTTGAACCTTGCATGGCATTAAACACATCCATGCCGTTCATATCAGACAGCTGCTTAGTCAGTTCTTCTGACAGCTCTCCGCTTTCTTGGATGGCTCGTTGTGCTTGTGCCAACCAATCTGTTTGAGGAGCTTCTTCAGACTCTGTTTGCACATTCTCTTCGTTGCTCCCTAGTTTCTTTTGTAGCTCAAGGTACGCAGCCTCAAGCTCTTCAGTGCTGTTGTACTTACCAGCCAAACGCTGGTTGTGTGCAGCTTCAAGTTCTTCGCCTACCTTCAAAGAATCAGCAATGTCTGCCTCTTGGCTTTCCATTACTTCTGAGGGTACGCTGTTATCGGATGAAAATACTTCTGCCATTATTCAAGAGGTGGTTGTTCTGCTTGCTGCTCTAGTTCAGCAGCCAATGCAGGGTTTTTAGATGGATCATTGATAGGTGCAGACTGCATAGCTGCAGCTTGCTTAGTCATCTCCATCTGTTCTTGCTGCTGCATAGCAGCTTCCTGCTCTTCATTCTGCTGATCCATAGACTTCACAAGGTTCAGCACATCAATACCTTGAGCAGCAGCCAGACGTTTAATTGCTTCGTCTGGGTTGAGGTATTGAAGCATCGCTTCAGGACCTAATGTCTGAGCAATGGTTGTGATAAATGCAGTCAAGGACTCACGGTCCTGACCCCTTCCAAGCGCGTTGATACCAGCGACGATGGTCGGCTTGACCAATTCCTTGGGGTACCTAGGTAGCTCACCACTACGTTGCATCACAAGCAACTTGCGGTTCAGGTATGGCACAAGGAACTCAACAGTAAGCAAACTAAAAAGTCCACCTAGTTGTTGTTCAAGTTCCAGTTGAGTGAGACGTACTTCCTCAGCAGTGGTACGCTCCGATTGACGAACAGTCAATACAAGGAACGCCTCAGCGATGCGACGCTCAAGCGTTTGCATCTGCTGCATAGCTGTCTGGAAGTCAGCTGTCTTACCAACCTGGACAACAGCAACATCATCAGGTCTCCCTTGAATGATTGCACCGTTGCCTGCCTTGGCCAGAGTCTGCGGTTTAGTAGTGGATGAGGGTGACACTAGGAAAACGATCTTTGCAGCTGCTGCAGAGCCTTCTGTGAGTGCCTGAGAGAGTGCTTCAAGTGACTTCAGATCACCGATGAACTCTTCGCAACGCCCGCGTCCGTAGTTCTCACCATCTACCGTATTGAATCTCAGTACCAACCAGGGGGATGTTTCTTTAGGTGCTTTACCTTCAGTCCCAGGGATGCGTGCATCAAATACTTCCTGATGCCACAGCCAACGGTTGTTCTCTAAACGTACGTGTGTATAAACTTCTACATCCCCTTCCTTACTGATTGCATTCTCATTGACCTTAAGAGGGTCTTTGATAATATCAACAGGCAGGAGTTTCTTGTTGATAAGTTCTTTGGTTACGATCTCAATTACGTTGCCGTTACCATCTCGTTCTATAACGTAGCGGTTCAATGGGTAGTGCTTAATCCCATCCTTTCCCATAAACAACAGAGCGTTGCCACCAACAACAAGGTGTTTGATAGCTTGGTGAATGACAACACGATCGCTAGAAGCAGCAATCGAGTCCATTACCATACGCTCAAGTTTGGCAAAGCTCAGGTCAAGTTCAGATCTAACTTCAGCTGGGAAATCAGATCCCAACTTTTCATCAGCTATCTGTAACTTAAAGAACGTAGTCTGCGGAGGTAGCAATGCAAGCATAAGTTTGCTTGCTAAAGTCACTACCGATTTGGCGCCTACGCTTTGCCATGGTTGTGTAAGAGATTTGTGGGAGCTCCGCATCTCATCACGTTGAATGAGGTACGGGAGAGTAAGCTCAGAGCATTGAACAGCTACGTGTAGAAACGATGAACGGCCACTGCTTAGTACATCGTACCTAGCCTTTGCTGTCACGCTAATCCTCCAATATTTAGTCCAGTGCCAGTTGCATAGGACGTGCCGAGACTTGTGTTAACTCGTGGTCGGTCACGTTTGATCCGCAAACTAGCGAGGGTGTTTTTTCTTTTTGGTTTGGCAGGCTGTACGCCTTGACCAACGCTTGCAATTGTTGCGTTGGATTGAGTGGGTGCTTGATACTGCTGCATGGTGGGCATCGGTGGGGGTGCGGGTGCAGCAACAGGTGCAGGGCTAGGTGGTACAAAGGCTTGTTGGAACCTACGGAAAGCACGACCTGCTCGTTTAGCCCTCGCTGCATTCATTGCTGATGCAGGACTGCCACCCATGTTAATGATCGCGTTGTAGATATCTTGATTAAATCTAGCCATTAGTCTTCAGTGATACGTTGTTTAATCCAATGGATAATGTCTTGCTGACCAGCAACAAACATGATGTGTTGGATCTTGTCTTCTGGTCCAGTAAAGGGTGGTGGAAATTTTTCTTCTAGTTCTTTCAGCAAACCCTCAGGAGTAAGTCCAAGGTTAAGCATATTGTGGGAGGTTTTGATTAGCGTGTTCAAAGAAGGCAGGCATACGAGCTCGCTGTGTGTCAGCAAGTTGTGGTGCTTTACCCTCATACATCAGCCGATCACTAGAATCGAGCCAAAATTTTTTGTCCAGATATTTATCAGCACTCTTGCCTAGTGGTTGCATGACCCAGGCAATAGTCGCCTTACGGAGTTTATCCAAAGACGGCGAAGCTTCCAGACCAAGCTCTCTACATACCAAGCTATTTGTTGCGACGTGAACTTGCTCGTCTCTACTAATGTCAGCGCTGACGGTTCGCATCCCTGCGTCACCAGCAAACCGCATGAAGGGTAGTAAGACGAAAAAGATTGCACGCTCAGCAACCATGGCTTTAAGGAGAGTGTGATCAGGATGTTCTGTCCACGCATCACGCAGTGCGAGGGCTTCCCGCTCAGCTTTCGGATCAACGCCCCAAGCATCGGCGACATAACCCAGAGCCCTGTCGTGCTTAATTTCGTCTTGGACATTGCTCTCGAGTATTTCACGCGCGAGAAATGGAACTTCAGTGGAGAGCGCATCACGGATAAAATCTCCCACAGGTAGTTCCATATGTCGCAAGGCAAGTGCACGGCGGAGTGTCTCCTCCGCTCCCTCCTTGCACTTCCCTTTGGTAGTAGCTACAGGGGTCCATGTCCGTTTGCGTTCTAGTAGTTTTTGATAAGGATGTTGTCTCATTCTTGACAGTCACAGGTAGGTTCTTTTTCATTTAGTAAATCTGCAAGATAGTCGTCTACGTCTTGTTGATCGAGAGCGGCGTACGCATCAGATTTATCTTGTGTATCGCTCATAACTTGGAGCGAGTAATACAAGGAAGTCTGGGGACTCTTTAGCCACTCTTCGATAAAGGCGTTGTCATAAGTAACAACATCGCTCCAGCTGTTGAAGCTATACCCGTGAAGAAGCCCAGTGCGATCTAGCAAGGACATCATGCCGTCAGCGACACGCTTGTACGCGTCCCAGCCAACCTCTGATGCAATCTCTACATCGCCATAGTCATATGATTCGACACCAAAGGTGCCGCTGTCCCGGTCAACGACGCGGGAGATAGGTGGTGCAATCTCAGGGGTGCAGGTGTAACCATCTACATCCTTGCTGCGGTAGCTACAGCTCGCAGTAGGAGCGATTGCAAAAGCTCGATCCATCGTGTAACTACGTGCGATGTTTGCAGCAGAGTCGATGCCGGCAGCGAATTGAGAGACCAGCTCGAATGCAGGTGTCTGGACAATTTCACCACGGTTGTATTGCTCAAGTGCACGTCCAAATTGTTCATAGCTAACGCCTACACGTCTAAGGAGATTTGCAAGTCCGAGCATTCCAAGGCCGACTTGTCGGTCAGTTTCGGGTGGGAGGTATTCACCACTCTCACCAACTCCAGTGGTTCCATGCAGTGCACACAATTCAGACATACCTTCGACGAAAGCTCGTGGTATGTCATCGAACTCACAGGCTCCAAGATTAATATGCTGTAAGAGACAGGTTCCTCGGCTAGGCAAGTACACTTCGAGACAAACGTTGCCTCGGATACGGTTACCTTTTTTGTCATACTTTACTTTGTTGAGCCAAATGTCACCGGACTTAATACCATTGAGTAGTTCCTTTTTAAAAGAACACGCCTCCCACCATTCATCTGTAATGTTGACGCATCGCTTAGCCCAAGGAAGCTCATGACGTGGAGTTTGTATAAACTCAAGAGCATCATTATGCCGGAGGTCAATATGCAAGACCACAGCACCATTTTTATAAACACCCCCACGTCGGAGTACAGAGTTAAGGGTTGAATAGATTTGGCCAAATGAAACCGGGCCGCTAGCGACAAGTCCCTTTCCATTTTCAGTTCCTTTTGCTCGGAGTTCGGAGAGGTGAATAGCTACGCCAGCTCCATTACGGAGAGCGTGTGAGGCAAAACGCCAGCTAGCTTCAATACCATCTGGACCCTCGCAAGAATCCTGAACGTTAAAGATTGTGCACGACACTGGCAGCCGTGATGTTGGGTCGTCGATCCAGCTTTGGACGCGACCAGTACGGGAAATAAGATTAGACATTAAACGAGATCAGACAAATCAGGTGGTTGATAATTTGGTCCTTTGAGGACTTTTCCGTCCTCGCGGTAGATCGGTTTGCCGTCTTCACCAAGCTTGGACATATTTGATTTATGGACACGGCGCAATGCTTGCTCAATGTCCCACTGCATGTTCTCAGCGTACTGAGCACAAACATAGATAAGGTCTGCAAGTTCCTTGAGTGTTGCTTCTCTATCTTGTGGATGCATCAAGATCATCTCTGCATCAGCTTCTAGAAATTCTTTGAACTCTTCAACGATCAAATTTTTCTGTCGGTTCCGGCCACTCAAAGAGTTGGGTATCTTGTACGCGTTGCGGAATTCGATGGCTTGGTTGGATAGCAGTGACATTTTCTAGTTCTTTCTCAAGGTAGGTGATAGCTTTTTGCAGGTCTTCTATCCTGCAGTCTTTGTAGCCTGCGCGGCAGATGTATTTGATTGCGTTTCCGAGAAAGTAGTTAAGCTCTTGATCACGAATGAAGTCCCAGACTTCTATTGTGCCTCGGGTGTAGTAGGACGGGCGGGCCAATTTTTTACTAAGTTAGATACGGTATTACATAGACAGAAGTTCTGATGCTGCAGAGCATCAAGGATAGTAATGAGATCTTCTTTAGATGCTTCAGGCATCATGTCTCTCATCCTACGAAGCTTGAAGCTCTGCTCCATCGTCAATTCTGTAATCGGAGGTGGGGGTCCATAGAATTGGACATCGTTGTTCAAAGTCATAGTCATCTACGGTAAGGATCTTGGCGAGTCGAGCATTCTGTAAGGCAATCTCTTCACCGAGACCCTTTTCCTTGAAAGCATTGACTACTGTTTCCCAGCTGTAGCCGTGCTTGTCGAACAATGTTTCTGCTCGCTTCACACCTACCCCAGGTGCACCTGCATAACCATCTGTTTGGTCACCTGCAAGTGTCTGAATGAGATGCCACTTGGCACCTTCGGCTTTGTTCACAGTCACATGTTCCGTAAAGTTGTACAGAGATCCTGGGATCTGCCGCATGTCCTTATCGGGCGAGACTATGACATTGCCTGAAAATTTTGTGGCATAAATCCCCATGGCATCATCTGCTTCAAGGGAATCCATGATAACAACCTCATACTCAGTCTTGAGTTGGTTGATGACACGGCGATAGCCACACGGTTTCTTTCGATTGCGGTGTCCTTTGTAAGAGGGGAGGATCGTTTTCCGAAAGTTAACCGAGTCAGAAAAGAATAGCACAGGTTCCGTGAAACCGCCGAACTCTCCGACAATTTTATTGATGTCTTTGAGGACATTCGCATAGGCATCAGAAAACTTAGATGTGACCATAATGATGTCACTGCCCCAATCTACTTCGGTTTCTGCCGCAGCGCAACCTTTGTAGACAATGTAGTCAGCGTCGATGTACAGTTTCATCAGTGCACCTCTGCCCAGTTGTCCCCGATTTTGGCTTCTGCTGCGATTGGGATTCGGAGTTCGTAGAACTCGCCAGCCGCTGCAGCGCTATATACCAGGGATGTTGATAAATCTTTTGCATGTT